GCTCATCTGCCGGATGCGCGTCTCCCGGCCGATTTTCGCGGGTGCCGTCCGGTTCTGTTCGGGGCCGTTGATTCCGGTTCGATCGCAGCGTTTCCCGTTCTCTGCCGTTAGGGGGTGAGCCGATGTCCGCACGCAAGAAGCCTCCGGAGATGCGTTCGCCCCGATCGCGCCCTGCTGCGCTGGTTGCCGTGCCGTCTGCGCCTGTCATCGAGTCCGGTGTGCCGGCCGCTGGCGACTGGCTGCCCGACACCGTGGAGGAGTGGGACGCGTTCTGGCAGTCCGACGTCGCGGGCACGGTCGTCGAGACCGACCTCCCAGCGTTGCGCCGCTTGTTCGGGATGCGCGACCAGCGCCGGCAGCACGAGATCGCTCTCGATGCCACCGGGCCGTTCGTTGAGGGCTCGCAGGGGCAGCTCGTCGCTAACCCGCTGCTGCGCCTCGTGGCCGATCTCGACGGCCGAATCCTGGCGCTCGAGGACCGGTTCTTTCTGGTGCCGGCGGCGCGGATCAAAGCGGGCGTGTCGGTGGCGAACGCCAAGAGCAACGCCGCTCTCGCGCAGTCGCGGGTGAGCGCGGCGAAGGCTGCTGCTCGAGCTGCGCGGCCGGATCCCCGCCCGGAGGTTGCCGATGTCTCTGACGTTGCCGAGTCCGGCTGAGCTGAGCGAGCAGGTCCGCCGGGAGCGGTACGCCCGGTTCATGGAGTCGGGCGACTGGTCGGAGTGGACCGAGGCGGATATCTGGCCGACGCTCGGCGGTGAGGCTGTCGACTGGATCGAGTCGTGGTGCGTGTTCGGTGACGGCCCCCGGTTCGGTGAACCGGCCGAGCTGCTCGCCGAGTGGACGCTGCTGTTGTACGAATGGTTCGAGTACCGCCCGGATGCTGCGGGCGAGTGGACGGCGTGGCGGTACTCGCAGGCCCTGTGGGGGTTCCCGAAGGGCGTCGGTAAGTCGCAGGTCGTCGCCTGGCTGGCGATCCTGTGCACGTTCGGTCCGTGGCCGCTCGCCCCGATCGGCGCTGTCACCCGCATCGCTGCCTCCGCGTTCGATCAGGCCAAAGAGGTGTTCGGCAACGTCCAGGTGGCGTGCGGCGGGCAGGGCGACATCTATCCGGAGCACCCGTTGTGCGGGCAGTTCCTGGTGCAAGACGCCCAGGTGCTGCGCGCTGACGGGTCGCCCGGCCGGATCGAGCGGGTCGCCGCCGCTGCTGGCACGACTGAGGGCTCGAAGCTGTCGACGTTGATCGTTGACGAGCTGCACGAGTTCAGCTCCGGCCGCAAGCAGCAGTTCTTTACGGTGAACTGGAACGCCCTGGCGAAGCGGCCCGACGCCCGCGGCATCGCGATCTCGACCGCTGGTGTTCGTGGTTCGACCCCGCCGAAGGACACCGACGGGCTGCTGTGGAAGCTGTGGCACGCCGGCAACACCGGGACGCTCGGCGCTCGCTGGTTGTTCCGGTGGCGGGAAGCGCCGACCGGTCTTGACCTCGACGACCCGGAGCAGCTCCGGCAGGCGATCCGGCGGGCCGCGGGGTCAGCGGCCGACACGTTGTTCTCGGTCGAGGACCGGGCCGGCAGGTACAAGGCCGCGGACACGACGGTGCAGGATTTCCGGCGCCGGTTCCTGAATCAGTGGGTTCGGATCGCTGACGATTCGTGGCTCAAGGATCACCCGACCGCCTGGTCGGACGGGTTCGCTCCTGACCTTGAGATCCCCGACGGCGCTGACGTGGTGGTCGGTGTCGACGGTGCCCGCCGGTTGGATTGCTTCGCTGTGGTGGTCGCGTGGCTGGCTCCGGACGGCCGGCATGTTTGGCGGGCGAAGGTGTGGCAGGCCGCGCCGGGCGAGGTGATCGACCACACCGACGTCGAGGACTGGGTTGTCGAGCTCGCCGGCCGCTACCGGGTTGTCGAGCTGGTCTACGACCCGGCCCTGTTGCAGCTCATGGCGCAGCGGCTCGAGCGTGAGCACGGGATCCCGATCACCGAGGTTCCGCAGTCGACGTCTCGGCGGTCGCGGATCGATCAGCACGCGTTCGAGTTGATCGTCAGCCGCAGGGTTGCCCACGACGGCGACCCGGTGCTCGAGGAGCACGTGCTCGGCGCGGCGTGGCGGTCGAGCGAGAACGTGCAGGTGCTGTCGAAGCCGCGGAGCGGCGGGAAGATCGACGCCTTGATCGCTGGGGCGATGGCGTCGTGGCACCTCGATACGCACGAGGACGAACCCGAAGCTGAGCAGCGGCCAGACCCGCGGCTCATCGTGATCTGACGCCGGGAGGCGCAATGCTGTTGCTCGCCGCTGTGCTCGCCGCTGCCGCCGCCGTGGCGGTCGTGGCGGGCTGCTATCTGATCTGGCCGCCTGCTGCGTTGATCACTTCGGGCGGTGTGCTGTTCGCCTGCGCCCGCGCCGCGTACGCGGAGGGGCGCACGGCTCCCGCTCCGGCTGAGGGGGCGCCGTGAGCTTCCTGGGGCGCCTGCTGGGCGCTGAGAGCGGCTCCGGCTACGAGCGCCGGTCTTTGGGCTGGGCGGACGTGTGGGGCGGTCTACGGGCGTCCTCGTCGGCCGGGGTGGACGTCACCGATGACAGCGCCCTGACCCTGTCGGCGGTCTACGCGTGTGTCCGCATCCTGTCGGATGGGGTGTCGGTGCTGCCGACGGTCGTGACCCGCGGGTTGGGCCCTGACTCTGAGGTCGTGGCTCGGGCGCCGCTGTGGCTCGAGGAGCCGAACCCGGTGCTGCGCCGCATGGAGGTCACCTCGCAGATGCTCGTGTCGCTGCTGCTCCGCGGCGACGCGTTCGTGTTGACCGTGCGGGATGGTACGGGTCTGGTGACTGAGCTGTGGCCGGTGAACCCGGATCTGGTGGAGGTCGACTACGACGAGAACCGGCCGATTCATCTGCCGACCTACCGGATCGGCGGGGTGTCTCTGTCGACGTTGGACATGCTGCACGTTCGTGGCATGACGTTGCCGGGCCGGCTGCGGGGGCTGTCCCCCATCGAGTACGCCCGCGAGACCATCGGTGTCGGTCTCGCTGCCCAGAAGTTCGGCGCTTCGTTCTTCGGGAACGGCGCCCAGCCTGGCGGGATCATCGAGCACGACGGCACGATGAGCGACACTGCGATCAAGCTGCTTCGACGGACGTGGAACGAGCAGCACAAGGGCGCGGGGAATAGCGGGAAGCTTGCTGTCCTGACCGAGGGCGCCAAGTTCAAGCAGGTGAGCATCGCGCCGGAGTCGGCGCAGTTCCTGCAAACCCGGCAGTTCGGAGTCGCTGACGTCGCCCGGTTCTACGGGGTGGCGCCGCACCTGATCGGCGACGCTGCCGGGTCGACGTCGTGGGGATCTGGTCTGGCTGAGCAGTCGACCAACACGGTCACGTTCTCGTTTCTGCCGTGGGCGAAGCGGCTTGAGGAGGCGTGGACGTGGCTAGCCCGCTCTGAGCGGCCGACGGTGGGCGGTAGCCGCAAGTTGTACGTCTCGCTCGATCTCGACGACCTCAAGCGCGGCGACTTCGGCACCCGGATCAACACCTACAAGACCGCGATCGAGGCGGGGATCTACACCAGCGATGAGGTGCGCCGCTGGGAAGGTCTGCCATCACTGGACCCGCTGCCGGCGTTGCCGGCGCCTGTACCCCCTTCGGCACCGTGACAGGAGGCCAATCAATGAACGTGACCTTGGAACGTCGCACGCACGCCGAAACGGTCGAGCTGCGGTCCAGCGAGACCGGGCAGCCGGTGGCGCAGGGCTACGCGCTCAAGTTCTGGAAGCGGTCGCAGCCCATGATGGGGTTCGTCGAGCAGATCGACCCGGCGGCGGTGACGAAGACGTTGCAGGAGGCCGACATCCGGGCCCTGTTCAACCACGAGGCGTCGATGCTGCTGGGCCGCAAGGCGGCTGGCACGCTGCGGGTCCGGGCCGACGAGGTCGGGGTCCCGTACGAGATCGACCTGCCCAACACGACGCTCGGCCGTGACGTCGCGGAGCTGCTGAACCGCGGCGACATCACCGGCAGCTCGTTCGGGTTCCGGGTCGTTGGCAACGGCGAGCAGTGGGGCGAGACCGAAGACGGCTACCCGCTGCGCACCCTCACCGAGATCGCCATGCGTGACGTGTCTCCGGTGACCTTCCCTGCGTACCTCGATACCGAGGCGTCGCTGCGGTCGCTGGCCGAGCGCACCGGGATCGAGGTGCGGTCGCTGGTGGAGCTCGCCCAGGCCGACGACCTGATCCGCGCCATCCGGGCTGACAGCCCGAAAGAGATCCGCCGGCACCGCCGCGTGATCGTCTGACCCGTTCTGCTGCTCGCAGGCGCCGGCCCGAAGCCACGCCCACAGCAGCGCAGCGTCCCGACCGCTGCACCAACGCGATCGCCCGGAAGGCGTCGCCGGTGGCCCCACGTGACGGGGCTCCCAGCAACGAGCACGACCCGCAGAGGGCGTGCGTCCTTCCCAGGAGCAATCACCATGAACGCAGCGCAGATCCGCGCCATGTTCGAGCAGCGGCAGAACGCCGCGACCGAGCTGCGGGCCCTGTACGAGGCCGCCGCAGACCGTGACCTGACCGCCGAGGAGCGGCAGACCGAGGAGCGTCTCAACGGCGCTCTCGACGACCTGATGGGTCGCATCGATGGCGGTCTCGCCGAGATCGAGCGGTCGCAGAAGGCCGACGAGGCCCGCGCCCGGCTCGAGGCCATCGAGGCCCGCGGCGCCGAGGCTGGCAACGCCGACGACGCTGAGACCGGCGATCTGGCGCTGCTGCGCAAGCTGGTCAAGGGCGAGATCCGTTCGGCCGACTTCGGTTTCGAGCGTCGCGACCTCGTCAAGGGCACCGCCTCCGCTGGCGGCAACGTCGTGCCGTCGAGCCTGTTCGGTCAGCTCTACGTGCCGATGCGGGAGTTCGCCACCGTCATGCGTGACGGCAACGCCCGGATCCTGACCACCTCCAGCGGTGAGGACATCCCCATGCCGGTGGTGTCCTCGTTCCCGTCGGCGGCGCTGATCGCTGAGGGCGGCACCATCAGCGAGTCTGACCCGGCGTTCGCTCAGGTGACGCTCAAGGCGTACAAGTTCGGTCACATCACGCAGGTGTCGGCCGAGCTCGAGCAGGACAGCATCGTCGACTTGCAGTCGCTGCTCGCAGACCTGGGCGGCCAGGCGCTCGGCCGGGGCATGGGCGGCTACTTCATCACCGGCACCGGTTCCTCGCAGCCGAAGGGCATCACCGGCACCACCAACGCCAACAACAAGACCACGGCCGGCGCCACCGCCATCACCGCGGCCGAGTTGATGGACGTGCAGCACGGCATCGCCACCCCCTACCGGGCCGGCGCGAAGTGGGTCATGAAGGACTCGACCGTCAAGTACATCCGCAAGCTGACGGACACGACCGGTCAGTTCATCTGGCAGTCGGGGCTGACCGCAGGCGCCCCCGACATGCTGCTCGGCTCGCCGATCACGCCCGATGACAACATGGCCGCGATCGCGACCACCGCCATCACCGCCGTCTACGGCGACTTCGCTCGTGGCTACGTGGTGCGCCTCGCTGGCGGTGTCCGCATCGAGCGGTCCGTCGACTTCGCCTTCAACACCGATCTCGTGACCTACCGGTTCCTCGTTCGGGCTGACGGCAACATCATCGACAACAACGCCATCGTCAAGATGACGCAGGCGTGATCGGCCGATGAGCTTCGCTGCGGCAGCCCGGCTGGTTCCCTCCCGGCTGGGCTGCTGCCGCTCATCGTTCGTTTGTTCATTGAATGGAGGCGTCGTGCCGAAAGTGAAGCTGCTCACGTCGATGTCCGGCCCCGATGGGGACCATCCCTACGGCACCGAGATCGAGGTCGACGAGGCGTACGCCGACCGGCTGGTCAGCGCCGATCTCGCCGTGATGGTCGAGGGCCAGGACCCGCCGAAGCGGGCGAAGAAGGCGAAGACGGAAACCGCCGCCGATCCCGCCCCGGTCGAGACCGCCGCCGAAGCCTGACGGTCCCCCAGGGGGCCGGTGGCGTCGCCTATCCGTCGGGCGGCGCCACCACCCCCCTGCAAGTTCTCGGGCGCGGGGTGGACCGGGGCGGCGCTGCCCCGCGCTCGAGTCACAGACGCACTCAGGAGGCCGCATGGCATACACAACGTCCAGCGAGGTCGGTCTCGGCGAACCAATCAACGGCGACGCCGCGAACTGGCTCTACGGGATCGGTGAGATCGCTCTCGCTGAGGCCAGGATCGACGAGGAGACCGGCACCTCGTGGGAATACAAGTCGCACACGGTCACCCTCGACGGCAACGACCGGGCCGAGATCTTTACCGGGGTGATCTTCGTGCGGGAGATCACCTCGTGCACGATCGACGGGGTCTCTCAGACGGTGACCGGCTGGAAGGGCACCGAGGACGGCATGGTGATCCGCACCGACGGGTCCCTGTTCACCTCGTCGACCTACGGGCAGAACGTGGTGCTGACCTTCACGGCCGGCGCCACCGAGACCGCTCCGGCCGATATCAAGTGGGCGTGCTCAACGCTCGCTCGTTGGTACGCGGTGCAGCTCTCGTCGAAAACGCCGTCGAACGCCATCTCGATCGCGAACGAGTACGGCACCGTGCAGCTCGCCCAGCCCGGCAAGTACGGGCCGACGTCACTGCCTGAAGTGAACGCGGTGCTGCGCCGCCGCTGCCACAAGATCCCGACGGGCTGACGATGACAGCGACGACAACCACGATCGCAGCCTTCCGGCAGGCGCTGGTCGACATGATCGCAACCGTTGTGACCGTCAATCAGGTCGACTACGGCGCCCCGGCGGTGCAGCAGGGCGAATGTGTCTACCTGGGGGCGACGGTGCCGTCTACACACGAGCAGCGGGCGCTCAAGGCGGACCGGCGGCGCCGCACCGAGGACTACACCACCCTCGTCCGGGTCGAGATCTCGTCGCAGGTCGACTACCCCCAGAGCGAGGAGCGTTGCGTCGAGGTCGCCGCCGCCATCGAGTCCGCCATCGCTGCTGACTACCTCATCGGCGGGTCCGTCGAGGGGCTGCTGTGGGTCGTGGTGCGTGAAATCACCATGTCCTCGTCGATCGGCGGCCACGGCAACCCGCAAACGACAATCGAAATGATCCTCGACGCGAAAGCGCATCTGCAATGACCGTGAAGACCACGCCCCGCCGGTACGTAGGTGGGCTCGCTATCGATCTGGTGCTGCCGTCCGGCCGAGAGGTCACGGTCGAACCCGGACAGGTCGTCGACCTGCTGGCGTCCGAGGTCGACGCCATCGACGCACGTGACGATTTCGAGGCCGTCGCGGCGGCCGGGAAGGACAAGTAATGGGCATTCTCGACGCAGCCGTGCACATCGGGGTCGAATCGACCTACGGGACGCCGGTCACCCCGACCCGGTCGTTCGAAGCGAAGGCCGACGGGTTCAAGACCTCCCGCGAGGCGATCGAATCGGTCGGGATGCGGGCGGCGATGCACACCGTCCGTTCCGACCGGCGCGTGTGGCAGAACTTCGGGTCTGAGGGGACGATCGAGGTCGATGTCCTCAACAAGGGCATGGGGATGCTGTTCCGCACCATGCTCACCGAGGCGGCCAGCGCCCCGGTGCAGCAGGCGGCGACCGCTGCGTACCTGGGGACGTTCAACTCCGCTGCTGACGCCCCGTCGAAGTCGCTGACCGTGCAGGTGATCCGCCCGCAGACGGGCGGCACCAACACCCCGTTCACGCATCACGGGGCCGTGGCGACCGGCTGGAAGCTGTCTCAGGCGATCGAGGACTTCCTCGTGCTGTCGGTCGACTACGACTGCGAAGACGTCGACACCGTCACCGCAGCGGCGACCGCTGCGTACCCCTCGAGCGCGTCGCCGTTCCATTGGGGGCAGTGCGTCGTCACGGTGGGCGGTGTGGCGATGGACGTCCGCAGCTTCGAGTTCACCGCCGATCTCGGGCTCAAGACGAACCGCCGGTACCTGCGCGGCTCCGATCTCAAGAAGCAGCCGATCCGTGGGGCCCGGCCGACCTACACCGGCAAGCTCGAGGCCGACTTCGACGCGACGACCCGCTACGACGAGTTCGTTGCCGGGACCGTGACCTCGCTGGTCGCCACGTGGACCGGGACGCTGATCGCGAGCAGCTACTACAACCTCGTGCGCCTCACCCTGCCGGCGATCCAATGGACCGGCGAGTCTCCGGAGGCGTCCACGTCGGATCTGTCGATGCAGCCGCTGCCGTTCAAGGTGCTGCACGACGGCTCGAACCCTGCGGTCAAGCTCGAATACCAGAGCACCGACACCGCTTTCTGACGTGTCGGACGTTGTCGAACGGCGCGCCGGAGCTCAGGTCGAGATCGTCGGGCTAAAGGAGCTGCGGAAGCAGCTTCGCGACGCCCCGAAGGAACTGCGCGACGAGTTGAAGGGCGCCAACAAGGCGGCAGCGGAGATCGTCAGGGACGAGGCCCGGCGGATTGTCCCGCAACGAACCGGTGCGCTCATGCGGTCGATCACCGCTCAAGCGTCGGTGTCGTCGGGCCGGGTCAAGGCCGGGTCAGCGAAGAAGGTCCCGTATGGGGCCCCGGTGCACTTTGGTTGGCCTAGCCGGCCGAACAAGGGCAGGCGGTGGCGGGGCGGTCCTATCGCCCCGAACCCGTTTCTGTACGAGGCGCAGGACCGTCGAGTCGACGAGGTCCGCGCCGCATTCGAGAAGGCCGCGGCCCGGTGGGTCGACCAGCAGAACAAGGAGTAACTATGAGCGCCGCCCCCGAATCACTTGAGATCGATCTCAACGAGCTGACGATCGAGGAGGTCGAACTCCTCGAGGACATCCTCGACGCCCCGTTTGACCAGGCGTTCGCAGCGAACGCGAAGCGCGGGAAGGCCATGCGGGCGTTGGCGTTCATCGCCATGCGCCGCATCGACCCCGACGTGACGGTGGAGGACGTCGGCAAGGTCAGGATCTCGGCTCTGCCGCAGCGCAAGGGAAACCCTCCCGTGCCCAGCGCTGCGTGACGCTGGGGTTGATCTGCAAGCACTACGGGATCTCCTGGGCCGACGCGAAGTCGTTGCGGTTGTGGGAGGTCGCCGCTCTGGTCGACCACGTGAACGACCAGCACAAGGCCGCTGAGGGCGAGCAGCGCCGCGCGGCGAGGCGTGCCCCGACTGTGAGGTGAGCGAGTGTCGAAGCCCATCGTTATCAAGATCACGGGCGACACCAAGGGCGTCGATGACGCTGTGGGGCACGTCGAGGGCGTGTTCGATGGGATGTCCTCGAAGGCCGCTGGTATCGCCACCGCTATCGGCGGTGCGTTCGCCATCGACAAGGTTGCCGGGTTCGTTGGCGATCTCAACGGGCTGGCGACCGAGCTCGACATCCTCGACAAGAAGACGTCGACCGTGTTCGAGGGGTCTGCGGACACCGTGCGGGCGTGGGCCGACGCCAACAACGAGGCGCTCGGGTTGAGCGACGAGAAGCTTTCGGGGCTTGCCGCCGGGTTCGGCGACCTGCTCAAGCCGATGGGCTTTACCGCCGACCAGGCGGCCACCATGTCGACCGGGGTGCTCAACCTGGCCGGCGCGTTGTCTGCCTGGGGCGGTGGGAAGCAGTCCGCTGCTGAGGTGTCCGACGTGCTCGCGAAGGCGATGCTCGGCGAACGCGACGGACTCAAGGCGTTGGGTATCTCGATCAGCGAGGCCGACGTGCAGGCCAAGCTCGCCGCGAACGGGCAGGAGAAGCTGACCGGCGCAGCCCTACAGCAGGCCAAGGCGGTGGCGACACAGCAGCTCATCTTCGAGAAGTCGACCGACGCTCAGAAGGCGTGGGCCGACGGGTCGATGGACGCGGTCAAGAATCAGAACACGCTCAAGGCCACGATCGACGACCTGCGGGCGACGTTGGCCGAGAAGTTGCAGCCGGCGTTCGCGTGGGTGTCGCAGTTCATCGTGTCGGACCTGATCCCTGGGTTCCAGGCCGCGGCGGCGGCCGTGCAGGACTTCTACGAGAACAAGATCCGACCCGTTATCGACTTCCTCGCTGAGCACCAGGAGATCCTGATCGGGGTCGCTGCCGCCATCGCTGTGGGGTTGGTCGCGGCGTTCTACTCGTGGGCCGCAGGAGCCGCTGCCGCCGCAGCAGCGACGATCGCGGCGACATGGCCGATCGTCGCCATCGGAGCAGCCATCGCGGCGCTAGTGGCAGGCGTGATCTACGCCTACGAGCACTGGGGCTGGTTCCGCACCGCTGTGGACACCGTCGCCGATGTCCTCACCGAGAAGGTGTGGCCGGCGATCAAGGTGGTCGCCGAATGGCTTGCCGACCACATCCCGCCGGCTGTGTCGGCGGTGATCGGTTGGTTCGGTGAGCTGTGGTCGAAGGCGTCGAGCACGTTCGGGAGCATCCGTGACGCTGTCGGCTGGGTGATCGACAAGGCCGGCAACCTCGTGGACACCGTCAAGGGGTTGCCCGGCAAGTTCACCGAGGGGCTCTCAGGGGTCGCTGAGACCGTCACGGCGCCGTTCCGGTCTGCGTTCAACGGGATTGCTGACCTGTGGAATAGCACGGTCGGGGCGATGTCGTTCTCGATCCCCGATTGGGTGCCGGTCGTTGGCGGCAAGTCGTGGAACGTGCCGGACATCCCGAAGTTTGCCGCTGGTGGCTGGGCGTCGGGGCTGATCCAGGTCGGCGAGCGAGGGCCAGAGACCCTGATGGTCCCGCCGAACAGTTACGTGGTCCCGAACCACGCGCAGCGGCAGGCCGGATCCGTGACCGTCTACGCACAGACCAACGCAGACCCGTGGACGATCGGCCGCGAGGTCGATTGGGCGCTGCGCACCGCCGGGAGGTGACCTGATGGCTGCTGGG